AGCGCCTCGCGGGCAAAATACCAGGTCGCGCCGATCTGGCGCGATTTCAGGATCATGCGGGTGCGCTGATCCTTCGCGCCCCACCAATCTTCCTGATAGCCGAACAGCTCGTCATGGAAGAGCTGTTCGAGCTGCTCGACCTGGTCTGTGGTGAAATGGTTCTTCGGCTTGCCCGCCTTACGCTCACCGGCGTTGCGGTTGGCGACCTTCTCGTTGAGGTCACCCTCGTGCCCACCGGGCGCTTCGAACCGACGGACGCGCGCGCCGGCGATGACCGCGCGCATCAGCAGGTCGATCTCCTTGAAGTCGCCGCCCGTCTTCGCGTCCTTGGCGATCAGCGTGTTGAGCCGGCATTCGAGCGCGTCCTCGATCTTCGACAGCGACGGCGCCTCGTCCCATTTGCGGCGCTGTTTCCACGCCTCGACCGTCGGCCGCTTCAGCCCCAGCTCGTCAGCGATCTGCGTCACGCCCCAGCCGCGCCAGTAAAGGCTGCGTGCCTGGCGCTCGGCGTCGATCGGGATCGGCATCGTCTCCGCGGGCAGCGGCATGCCGGTATCTGGGGGGAGCTTGTCCATGTCGCGGCGGACCTTGCCGTGCGATCGGGCGCGTCCGCACGGCATCTAGAGTGTGGAATCCGATCCCACACCCCCACGCGCTTGAGACATGACCCGGTTTCGGTCCCTTTGCGGCTTCCAGATGCCGCCTGACGCGGCCCACCGATAGCGAACCCCGAGGGACCGACCGCCATGGGCACCAAGAGCAAGTTCTTCCGCGCATTCGTCGAAGGCCAGACCATCAGCGATGGCCGGAAGATCGAAGGCCCGTGGATCGACCAGATCGTCGAGACCTTCCACGCCGACACCTACACGCCGCGCATCAACGTCGAGCACCTGTCGGGCTATAGCCCGGAGCCGCCCTTCAACGGCTATGGCTCGGTCATCGCCGTCAAGGCGCAGACCGACGACATCACGATCGCCGGCACGGTGGAGAAGCGCCGCGCGCTGTATTGCCAGGTCGACGCGAACGACCAGCTTGTCGCGCTCGTCACCACCAACCAGAAGCCCTACCCCTCGGTCGAGCTGACGCCGAGCTACGCCGGCACCGACAAGATCGGGCTCATCGGCCTGGCGTTCACTGACAAGCCCGCGTCGATCGCGACCGAATCGCTGCAGTTCTCGCGCAGCTCGCCCGGCACGCTGTTCGCAGCAGCGGCAGAGGGTGTTCCGCTCGAATTCGAAGCGGCACCTGCCGACCCGGCCAAGGTCGAAGGCGCGGTCGCCGGCTTCTTCTCCGCGCTGGCAGCAACGCTGCGCGGCGGGAAGGCCGCATCGGTTGCGCCCGTGGTCGAGACGCCCCCGGTCGCAGCCAACGACAATTTCGACGCCGCGGCATTCACCACGCAGGTCGGCGCAGCCGTCGCATCGTCGATCGCCGCGGCACTGAAGCCCGTCACCGAGGCACATACCGCGCTGCAGGGCCAGTTCGCGACGCTGCAGGCCAAGCTGGAAGTGACGCCAGAACCAAGCTTCAGCCGCACGCCCGCCAATGGCGGCACCGGCGACGCCGTCACCGACTGCTGACGCACAGCCACCCCCTCCACCCGACTGACATCCGCAAGGAGCCGCCCGATGCTTAACGATACCCGCCTGAAGTACGACGCCTACACGACGCAGATTGGCAAGCTGAACGGCGTCGGCGACACCGCCAAGTCGTTCACCGTTGCACCTTCGGTCGCGCAGACCCTGCGCGGCAAGATCCAGCAGTCGAGCGCCTTCCTCACCAGCATCAACATCATCCCGGTCGTCGCGCAGGAAGGCGACAAGGTCGGCGTCGGCGTAAAGGGCACGATCGCCAGCCGCACCGACACGCGGATCCACGACCGCAAGCCGCGCTACCCCGGCGATCTTGAAGAGACGCGCTACCGTTGCGAGAAGACCGACTTCGACACGCTGATCCGTTACGAGACGCTCGACGCGTGGGCGCATCAGCCGAACTTCCAGCCGCTCATCCGTGACGCGATCGTCAAGGCCAAGGCGCTCGACATCATCACCATCGGCTTCAACGGCGTGAAGGTCGCCGTGGAGACCGATCCGAACACGTACCCGCTGCTGCAGGACGTCAATATCGGCTGGCTGCAGCACATCCGCCTCGACGCACCGGCCCGCGTGCTGAGCGAGGGTGACCTGAAGCCCGCGACCCGCGTGAACAACGTCGTGACGGTTGCCGGTGCGATCTATGTCGGCGCTGGCGAGATCGGCAAGGACGTCGATTACGTCAACGTGGACGCGCTGATCTACGACGCGATCGAGCTGCTCGACGAGAATTACCGCGACGATACCGACCTGGTCGTGATCGTCGGCCGTGACCTCGTCCACGACAAGTATTTCTCGATCGTCAATTCGTCAGGCGACAAGGCGACCGAACAGCTCGCCCGCGACGTCCTGCTCTCCGACAAGAAGCTCGGTGGCCTGCAGGCGGTGCGCGTCCCGAAGTTCCCCAAGAACGCGCTGCTGATCACCACGCTCGCGAACCTGTCGGTCTACGAGCAGATCGGCAGCGAGCGACGCAAGATCGAGGACAACGCCAAGCGCGACCAGGTCGAGAATTACGAGAGCGTCAATCAGGCCTTCGTGATCGAGGACATGGGCAAGGTCGCCCTCGTCGAGAACATCGTCATGGGCAAAAAGCCGGCCTGATCAGCCGCCTCACGCGATGGCGTTTCTGAGCAGGGATATGATCCGGGAGATCCAGGGCATCGCAGATGCCTACGCCAAGCGTGAAAACGCACGGTTGGCTGGATCTCCCACCTCACCACGCACGGAACATCATCGCGTTTCGCCCCACCAGTTAGCCCGCTCTCCACAGGACATGCCATGAGCCTTGCTCGCAAACACCGGGAACGTACCCTCGCATCCCAGATGGCATCGGCTCCTGCCATGGAGGGCGGGTTATCCCTTGCCGCGTCGGTGCCCGCCTCCGACGCCGGCACGCCTGCCGAGCGCGCAGCCGCATCGGTCGCGATGCGGCTGCAACATGATCTGCGTCGGCTGAAGGAGATCCAGTCGATCGCCCGCCGCGTTGAGGTGAAGCGCGAGATGCTGCCCGCCTATACCGATTGGGTCGCCGGCTTGCTCGACGGCGGGCGCGATGCCGGCGCTGGCATTGCCGAGGACGTGCTGCCGACCGTCATGGTCTGGCTGATTGACACCGGCGAATATGCCCGCGCGCTGCTGCTCGCCGAACACGTCATCGCCTATGACGTGCCGCTGCCGTCACGCTACGAACGCTCAGCCGCAGCGCTGATCGTCGAAGAGATCGCCGACGCCGCGATCCGCGCGCAGACCGCCAAGCAGGCGTTCCCGCTCGAGGTGCTCGAGAACGTCGCCGAGCTGACCGCCGACGCGGACATGCACGACCAGGTCCGCGCGAAACTGCACAAGGCGATCGGCACCGAGCTGGCGCGCGCGGCCGAAGAACTCGATCCGACCAAACCCGAGTTCGTCATCGCCGCGGTCGCCGCACTCGCGCCGCTTCGCAAAGCCGTCCGCCTGCATGACCGGGTCGGCGTCGCCGGCCAGATCAAGCGGCTGGAGAAAGCCATCACCAAGCGCGCCGAGCCCGCAAAGGCCGACGCCCCCACCGATACTGCCGGTTCCACCGGCTCATAAGCTCGCCCCCGGCGCTCGGGGACGGATCACGCGGGATGGGAGGGCGCTTCGGCGCTGAGGGCCATCGTCCGATCCTGATCCCCACCCCCGAGATTTCACCCAAGGACCGTCCCAGATGCTCGTCACCATCGCCACTGCTGCCCTCGTGCTCATGACCATGGGCTTCGGTGCGTTGCTGACGCTGACTGGCGTCGTTCTGGCATCGATGGCAGGCACCCGCGCCGAGCAAATGTCTCGCATCGCCGAATCAAGCGTCGGCCTCGCGTTATTCGTCATCGGCGCTCTCGTTTATGCGCCGGTGATGGTCAGATGAGCGGCTTCAGCTGCCCGCCTCCGCTGATGCCGGCGCCTGTCGTGTCGACCGAGGCGCCGATCCGCAATGACGGCTGGTTCCCCGACATCGACCCGGCCGAGCTGCGTGCCGCGCGGCGCATCCGCGACGTCATCACCCCCGAACGCCTCAAGCTCGCCGTAACCGGCGCGATGATCACCGTCGGCAACCAGCTCGCCGTGTGGCAGGCCGCGCATATGCTTGCCGGCATCGCGGATCTTGCCGCGGTGCCGTCGCGCAAGCTCGGCGACACCAGCCGCCTCGTCCTCCTCTATAACCGTGCGATCGGTGCCTATGCCAAGGCCGAGCTGGTCGAGGCGTACCGCGATACGGATCTGACGGGACAGGGTCAGCACGACGCCGAAGCCGTCGAGCCGTCGATCGTCGAGCTGCGCCGCGATGCGATCCACGCGATCCGCGACATGCTGGCTCGCCCGCGGCTGCGCGCCGAGCTGATCTGATGGCCGACATCCTCACCGCAAAGCAGGGCGACACGCTCGACGAGCTGATCTGGCGTGAGCGCGCGCTCGGTGCGCCCGATATCGGCCGCGTCCTCGCGCTCAACCCGGGCATCGCCGACGTCGGCGCGGTCCTTCCGCTCGGCACTCGCGTGACGATGCCCGCCAGCATGGCGCCGGCCACGCGCACGCTCCCGCTCATCCAGCTCTGGGACTGACCGCATGAAGGATTTTCTCCACGATTTCGGGATCGGGCTTTGGGCGTTCATCGTCAGCCTCATCCCAGCCGGCCTCGGGTCGGTCGTCAGCCTGCTGGTCGAAAGCGGCCTCACATGGGGCCAGCGGTTCGCGCAGGTCTGGGTCGGTATCGTCGTCAGCTATTTCGTCACCAACGCGGCCGGCGCGCTCTTCGGCATGCATCCGTTCGTCTCGCAGGCGATCGGCTTCCTCGTCGCGATGGTCGCCTTCAAGGGCGCGCCCGGTTTCATCGCCGGTTGCAGCGCCGTCCTCGCCGAACTCCCCGGCAAGCTCAGCGAGCGGCTGCTCGCGCTCATTCCGCGAAAGGACCCCAAGTGATGCCACAGCCCGATAAGGGATCGTCCGCGCCTGTGAAGCGCAAGACGCTGATCGGCGTGATCGGCGCGGCAGCCGCGCTGATCGTCACGCCGTTCGTGTCGGGCTGGGAATCGGGTGGCACGCCGCGGCTCGTCGCGTACCAGGACATCGTCAAGGTCTGGACGATCTGCGGCGGTGAGACGCTCGGCGTGAAGCCCGGCATGGTCGAGACGGTCGAGGGCTGCGCGCTGCGCGAAGAAGCCGCGCTGATCCGCCACGCCGAGCCCGTCCTCGTCTGCACGCCCGGCCTGCGCACCCATCCTAACCAGCTCTCGGCTGCGATCAGCCTCGCCTACAACATCGGCACGGGTGGCTATTGTGGATCCACCGTCGCGCGCCGCTTCAACGCGCGCGACTGGCGGGGCGCGTGCGACGCCTTCCTGATGTGGAACCGGGCGGGCGGGACGGTCGTGCGCGGCCTCGACCGCCGACGCCGCGCCGAGCGCGACCTCTGCCTGAAGGAGCTGCCCCGATGATCCGCGCCCTCTTTGCCAAGGTGAAGGCCGAGGCCTTCTTCCTCGTGCTGCTCGCCGTCGCGGCGGTCGGCGCCTGGCTGTACGTCCAGTACCGCCAGGTCAGCGCCGATCGCGACGATCTGCAGCACCGTGCCGAGCTGATCTGCGCAGGGTCCGGCACCGACTTCGCCGCGATCGGAAAGACGGCGCGCGGCGTGCGCTGCGCCCAGACCGTCGCCGGCCTCGTCAAATTCAAGGGCGACAGCGACCAGCTCGCCGCGGCGACGCTCGCCCAGGCGATGGCCGATCACGACGCTCGACAGAACAACGACACCCGCGCCGCGCGCGCTGCTGCCGAAGCAGCAAGCTCGGCCGCACAACGAATGGAGATGGCAGATGCGCAAGCTGAACGGACGAACCTTGTCGATCGTGACTGGTTTCGCGCTGTCAACGGCGTTGCCGGCCTGCGCGCGGCACGCTGAGGCCCCGCCCGCGGTCGTGTCGACGCCGATCGTCGTGAAGGTGAAGGACACGCCGCCCGCCGAGCTGCTGCGGTGCGCCAATCGCCCCGAGGGACTGCCCGAGGATCCGGCGCTGATTGCGCAGATCCCGACGCGGATCCGCGCCGGCATCATCCGCCTCGCGCGGTCCTTCGCCGCCAACGCCGACCACCTCGACCGCCTCATCAACTGGAACACGCCCGCCGCGTGCCAGTCCCCCAAGGAATAAGACATTGGCCGGTACCCGCTACGTCCACACCGAACACGCCAACCTCGGATCGCCTCGCGCTCCAGCGTCGTCACAGATCCGGCCGGTCGGGAAGACCGCCACGGTCTCGGCGACTGCCACCGGCGTCGTCTTCACGCTCGCCCGCCTGCTCGGCAGTGCAAGTCAATTGGCGCTGATCAATGGCACCAGCGCGAATCTGAAGCTCGACGCGGCGACCGGTTCGATCAGCGCCACAGCGGCGCTGGGCGACGGCGTGATTCAGAAGGCGCTGGTGAGAGAAAGCGACGGTGAAGTCGCCGTCGAGTATCCCGTCACCCTCACCGGCGTCGCGTCGGTCGTAGCACCGGCACCGGCACCGGCACCTACTCAGGCCCCTGCCCCGACCCCGACCCCGACCCCGACCGTTTCGATCTCGGCCGCCCAGAGCAAGAACGAGGGCAACAGCGGAACGACGTTTTTCGTCTACACCGTCACGCGCTCGTCTGCGATCGGCGCGGCTTCGGTGCCCTGGTCGTTTAGCGCGAACACCACCAGCGCGAACGATTTCGTCGGTGGCACCTATCCCCAGGGCGGGACCGTCGAGCTGGCGGACGGCGTAGCAAGCGGTACGTTCAGCGTCGGCGTGAACGGCGATGCAGCCGTCGAGACCGACGAGGCCTTCGGCGTCTCGATCGCAACGCCGGCCGGTTACGCAGCAGGCACAGCAATGTCGGCAACAGGGACCATCCTGAACGACGACGTGGCACCGGTTCTTGCCCTTTCGTCGGTGGCGCCATCGGTTGCGGCAAATGCCGCAGCCGGCACGCTGATTTCGAACATCGCCAATGTGCCAGCGGGCGTCACGCCCACGGTTACGCCGAATGATGGCCGGCTAGTGATCGCTGGGAACGCATCGACTGGTTGGAAGGTCGTTGTCGGCCTTTCCGCTATGTCGGCTGGAACGATCGATTTTGCCGCTGCTGCAGCCGGCGCGACCGGTGCGAACGGCATCCTCACCGTGACCGCAGCCCCGGTCACGCCCACCGTCACTCTTTCGGGGGCGCAATCGAAGTCCGAGGGCAACAGCGGTGCGACGGTGTTCACCTACACCGTGTCGCGATCGTCGACGTCGGGCGCGATCAACGTTCCTTGGTCATTCACCGCAGGCGGCACTTCAGCCAGCGACTTCACCAGTGGATCGCTTCCTACTGGCGGCACCGTGGCAATGGCGGATGGCGTCGCCACAGGCACCTTCTCGATCAGCGTTAATGGCGACACCTTCGTCGAAGGCGACGAGACCTTCACCGTCCTGCTCTCGACCCCGAGCGGTTATGTCGCGGGCGCCTCGATGAGCGCTACCGGCACGATCCTCAACGACGACAGCTCAAGCGTCATGCCGCTGCGCACTATCGCCGTTCAGAACCGAGTTCACACCGGCAAAGAAGGTCGCACTGGCATGGACCGGTGCATCGTCCGCTGGCCGATCGTTATCGGAACGGACGCGAGCGAAGCCGTGATCTGGATGTCGAATTGGCTGCACCTTCCGCCAAACGTCAATCCCGGCAACACACTCGAAGTTCTGGACATGTCGCTATCGCGCAGCACCGACTCCACGGCTGTCCCGGTAACGTTTGCGGGCGCTCGCAATAGACTGATGGCTGACGGGGAGTTGGAAGTTCTCTCTGATCCTCTCCTGCCGTCCGCATTCGGGCAGGGCAAGTTCACGACCGGCGACGTGTATTGGGTCAAAGCGCGTTTAGCCGTGCCTGCTACGGGTAATGTTATCCCAAGCTCACAAAGGTCATCTGGTCAATTCAGCGGGTCCTATGTTGGCTTCTATAACTCCGCCAACAGTGTGCCGAGCGCAACCGATGCCAACGGGCCTTACACGGTAACGGGCACGGGCTTCGATCCTCGCTCGAACGGTTGGTGCCCAATGCTGCTGGGTCGCCCCCTCGTCGACGGGCCAAGCTTTCTTGGCATCGGCGACAGCATCATGGAAATCACGGGAGACAGCGGCGCGGACACCAACAAGGAATATGGCTTGGCCTTCTTCCAGCGCGGTATGCACGACGCCAGCCTCGCCCGCACCAACCTCCGCCCGAGCATCTTGTGCGCGCGGGTCGGAATCGCGGCATCGGCCGTGTCCGTCTCTGCCAACTGGAACGTGCTGACCAAATACTGCCGATACGCCGTCGAAGAACTCGGCACGAATGACATGGGCGGCACCGTGTCTTCTATCCAGGCGAACCTGTCGTCGATCTGGACCGTACTGCGCAACGCCGGCCTGAAAATCTATCGGACGAACTTTATTGCCCGCTCGACGTCCACCAACGGGTGGGCCGACAAGGCAGGGCAGACGCCAAATAACGGATGGGGCGCAGGGGAAACACGCGATCAGTTAATCTCCTGGTTCGACACCAAGGTCGCCGATGGCACGCTGGCCGGCGTCATCGATACGCTCAGCGCTGGGTCCGACCCGACCGACAACCACTACTTCGTGTCGACGGGGGTTGCATCGGCAACAACTAGCGACGGGACGCATCCGCGTGACGCTGTTCACGAGGCAATGGCCGCGAAGGTCCGCGCCGTTATTCAGCCCCTCCAATAATAGAGAAGGACAGCAGCAATGCCGACCAATTCCACGTCGGGGGTTAACTCGTCGATGCGCGCCGCCCTTGAAACCATGAACGAGATCGCAACCCAGATTGCGGCCTTTTATATCGTTGCCGAGACCAACACCGCGAAAACATTGTGGCGCATCGAGAACAAGGCGCCTGCGCCTGCGGTAAGTCCTGATCTGATCGCTGAATACGATCGTGCTGCCTTCGAAGCCGTCATCTCCGGTCTCCCGTCAGCCGTTGCCTTGCTTCAGCTGCTCGATGGATCGGACGAATATCAGGCGGCGTGGCAGGCTTTCCGCCAGTCCGGTTCCGACTTCGACGGTGGGAGTACTGATCCGCTCGCTGAATACGAGCAGGATCCGGCATATTGCCGCCTAGCGAACGCGATCACGGCGATGCGCGATAGCGCCCTAAATCTAGACATTCTTAGCGCAACAGCGGTCGCATGATCTGCTGACGCTTTGATCAATCCCATAACCAAGCTGAAAGGAGGTGATATTCATGCGTTATTGGCCCGTCGGCAAGCCCATCCGTTGATCTATACGTCCGGTTCTTTCGAACGGGGCGACAACACTCCCAACGTAACAAGAAAGGAGGCTAAAATGCGTTATTGGCCTATTGGTAAGCCCGTCCGTTGATTGATGCGCCCGGCTCGAAAGAGCCGGGCTACATCTTAACCCAATGCAATACCCTTATGACGAAGGACGTTCGTTGAAAAAGCCGGAAAGCTTGCGGCAGACGCTACAGATGTTCGTGCCTGCGCTTGCGGCCGATCCGTCCAAGTTGTCGATATTCGTCGATAAGGGGCGGATCGCGGCTGGCGCGGGATCGCTTAGCCTCGAATATCGCTACACCGCCAATATCGTCGTGCAGGATTACGCCGGCGACGTCGACGATCTCATGGTGCCGATCCTCGCATGGATCGCTCAGCACCAGCCCGAGCTGCTGCAGCGAACCGACCAGGAGCCGTTCCGCTTCGAATCCGAGCTGCTCGACGCGGAAACCGCCGACGTGTCGATCTTCATCGACCTTGACGAAGCCGTGCGCGTTTTGGCGAAAGAGGGCGGCGGGTTCACAGCCGAGCGCTCAGATCCCGTGGGTGATGCCGACAGCTTCGGGATCGGGTGCGTGCCCCTGTGGCAGCTCCTCATGGGTCTCGATGTCGTGGCGCAGACCAATGACCCGCGCTTCGTGGATGACCAGTGAGCGACTTCGCCGACATGGAGGCGCTAGCTGGCGCGCTGCTGCGCCGTGTCGATGCCGGCGAACGCGGCAAGATCCTGCGCGTCATGGCGCGCACGCTCCGCAGCAGCCAGTCGGCACGCATTGCCCGTCAGCAAGATCCGGACGGCCAGCCTTTTGCCGCGCGCAAGGCGCAGCCCCCTGGTCGGCTGCGGCGGGGTGGGACGATCAAGCGCAAGGCTATGTTCCGCAAGCTCCGCAACACGTCCAATCTTAAGGCGGGATCGACCGACACAGAGGCGTGGGTCGGGTTCAGCGGGCGCGCCGCCCGGATTGCACGCGTCCACCAAGAGGGGCTCGAGGATGCACCGGCCAAGGGTGCGAAGCCGGTCCGATACGCGCGACGCGTGCTGCTGGGCGATACGGAAGCGGAGCGCCAGGCGCTGCTCGACATTCTCTTCGCGCAACTCGTTAAGGCCTGACGTCCTTCCTTCCATTCATCAAGTTTTAGTTAAAAAGCGTCATTGCGGCTTAACTGCCTTAAATTGATTAGGCAGCGTCTTTATGAAGGCTTCCATCTCTTTGGGGTTGTCAAACGTTCTTATGGCAGGGCGTGATATCATATCGAAGTGGTGGGGAACAAGATCGCACATTGTTTTCAGAACAACTTCTTTTGGTATTACGACCTCATTGAAATGCACTGCGCACTTCGCAGACCATTGACGGGCATGATAAGCAAGAAAATCTGATATCTGTATAGCCCTACAACTATCTTTAGCTACAAATGTTAATGACCTTAACACACCTTTGAGGTCACCATTCTCGCTCGCATTATCAAACCATTTCTGAATGCCCTTATTATTTTTGTGTCCCGTTTCTATCACGAAGGACAGCCCCTCACGGCGTATCGCGGCGGCGTTTGGATGGAAGCGCGTTAGAAAGCCGACTAAACGGACAAACTCGTGCTCAAATAACGAAGACGACGCAAATACCTTGTGCTGCTCTTTAATTGTTTTGAAACTTTTTGCTCCTGAAAATGAAAGACCGATAAGCTGATTTGTTGGACCGGAATATAACTCCTCAACGAAACCAATTTTTTTCGCCCACTTCCAGTCTTTAAAACTTCCCTTAGTGCCGACAAATTTCATGGCATGGAGAATTTCAACATCATATTTTGCGCAAACGCCTTCCAAGTGTTCTTCCACTATATTCCATGCCGATGCTAGCCCCGCATAGCCAGCTATTGTAATCACCGAAGATTGATCGGAATCACTATCGTCTAAATAGATTATAAGGGCCATACGAATAAATACCCCGTCTAAGGCCTCCTTAATATTTTCCATATTAGGAGGGAATAATAAGGCAGCAGATAATTGAAATTTTCTCAGACGAAGACGTTCTGTAAATATACATAAAGCCTACGACACGCCGATTCGCGGAATCGGCCCCTGTTGAGTTTGGCGTCATCCACTATCCTTTGATAGAGATATCGTCAGAGTGTGAAATACCATCCCACACCCAAGCATGATGGCGCTGCCGTGACCTGACGGACGACATGGCCGGATGGCCGAGCCGTCAACCTTCACCGCTGTCGATCTGTCGCGCCTGCCGGCGCCGACCATCGTCGAGACTCTCGATTACGACACGGTCTACGGGCAGATGCTTGCTGCGCTGCAGGCGCTCGTGCCGACGTTCGACGCCACGGTCGAATCTGATCCCGCCATCAAACTGCTCGAGGTCGCCGCGTATCGCGAAATGCTGCTGCGCGCCCGCGTGAACGATGCCGCTCGCGCGGTCATGCCCGCCTATGCGATCGGCGCGGATCTCGACAATCTGGCGGCACTGATGGGCGTCGTGCGGTTGCTGATCACCCCCGCGAATGCCCAGACCAACGCCCCCGCGATCTACGAAAGCGACGAAGACTTCCGCCGTCGCCTGGTGCTCGCCCCCGAAGGCTATTCCGTCGCCGGCCCCGAGGGCGCCTACATCTTCCACGCGCTGTCTGCCGCGTCGGACGTGCTCGACGCCAGCGCGACAAGCCCGACGACCGGCGAGGTCCGCATCACCATCCTGTCGCGTGCCGGCACCGGTGCGGCCTCGCCGGCATTGCTCGACACGGTGCTGGACTACGTCTCGGCCGAGACGCGTCGTCCGCTGACCGATTACGTCACGATCCAGTCGGCGCAGATCGTCGAATATGCGGTGAAGGCTTCGATCACGACGTTTGCTGGCCCCGATGGCTCGATCGTCATCGCCGACGCGCGCGCACGGCTTACCGCCTACGTCGCCAACTCGCACCGCCTCGGCCGCGACATCACCCGCTCGGGGATCTTCGGCGCGCTCCACACCGAAGGCGTGCAGAACGTCGTGCTGACCAGCCCGGCTGCAGACATCGTACTCGATCGCACCCAGGCCAGCTGGTGCACGGGCGTGACCGTCAACCATGCAGGTCTCGGCGAATGACGCTGCTGCCCCGCAACGCCAGCGAGCTCGAGCGCGCGCTCGAGGCCAGCATGGCGCGGCTCACCGATGTCCCGGTGCCGCTGCGCGACCTGTGGAACCCCGACACCTGCCCGGTCGAGCTGCTGCCCTATCTGGCATGGGCGCTGTCGATCGACAGCTGGTCGAGCGCCTGGTCGGAAACGGTCAAGCGCGCGCGCGTGCGCCAGGCGCTGGCGATCCAGCGGCGCAAGGGAACGTCCTCATCGGTGCGCGACGTCATCGAGTCCTTCGGGGGCGTCGTCGCGATCCGCGAATGGTGGCAGATGGCGCCGCCCGGCGAGCCGCATACCTTCAGCCTCGTCCTCAACGTCACCGACGATCAGGGCGCGCCTGCGGACGCCGGCTATGTCGATGCCGTGATCGCCGAGGTCTACCGGACCAAGCCCGTCCGCTCGCACTTCACCTTCAGCCAGGCGCTCAATGCGAGCGCTGAGCTCGGCGTGATCGGCGCCGCCCGCCCCGCGGCATTCGTCCGCCTTTCCCTTACCGCCTGACGGAGTCGATATGGCCCTCACCCTTACGATCACCGATGCCGGCCGTGCGGCCCTCGTCAACGCCGAGCACAGCGGCACGAACGCGGTTCAGATCGCCTCGGTTGGCGTGTCGGGCGCGGGCGTGGCGCCGCTGCCGACCAGCACGACGCTGCCCGGCGAATACAAGCGTATCACGACCATCTCGGGGGCGGCGGTCGCAGCGGACATCATCCACCTAGTCGTGCGCGACGAGTCTGCTGACGCCTATCCGCTGCGATCCTTCGCGCTGTACCTCGAGGACGGGACGATGTTCGCGATCTACGGCCAGGCCGATACGATCGTCGAGAAGTCGGCCGCGTCGCTGCTGCTGCTCGCGATCGACATCGCGCTGGTCGGCGTGCCCGCCGAGCGGATCACCTTCGGCAACGCCAACTTCCTCAATCCGCCTGCAACGACCGACACGGCCGGCGTGATCGAGCTGGCGACCGACGCCGAGGCGGCAGCGATGGCCGATGCGGTGCGGGCGCTGACGCCGAAGAGCATGGCGGTGATCATGACCGCGGCGAACATCATCGCGCGGATGCTGACGGTCGACGGTTCCGGCTCGGGTCTCGATGCGGATATGCTCGATGGGCGGCATGGATCCGAGTTCGCGCTGCTGACCGGCGCGGCGTTTGCAGGGGCGCTGTCGTCGTCCACCTTCGCCGCTGCAACCAACATCACCGCAGGCGCGACGGTCGCAGCCAACTCGGTGCTGATCGGCGGGCTGCCTGCCTGGCATCCGGGCAATGACGGTGCCGGATCCGGGCTCGACGCCGATCTGCTGCGCGGTCAGGTGCCGTCGTCGGGCGAAGGCGCAAACACGGTCATGACCCGCGACGGCAACGGCGATACGTCGGTGCGCAATCTCAACCTGTTCGCGCCGGTCGAGGCGATCAACGTCATCAACGTCGTCGTCACCGCAGCCGATGGGCGGACGCTGAAGAAGGTCACCGCCGAGACCTTCCTCAAGTCGCTCGATCTCGTCACCGCAGGCAACGGCGCGTCGTTCGCCAAGGCGCTCAGCGCGCCCTCACTGACGATCCAGACCAACATCACCGCGGGCGCGACGGTCAGCGCTAATTCCTTCGTGGTAGGTGGGAGCCCTGTCTGGCACCCGTCAAACGACGGCGCAGGCTCGGGGCTCGACTCCGATCTACTCGATGGGCAGCAGGGCGCTTGGTACGCCGATATCGCCGGAAGGCTCGGCTATACCCCCGCCCGTCGTGGCGGCGACACGTTCACCGGGCCATTTGGCCGCGACGCGCAGTTCTTTCTCGATCTGGCGGGTGGCAATGCCACGCTGACTATGGGCGACGGCGCGTCCGTCGTGTTCGACCGCGCCAACAATGCGTTCCGCTTCAACGTCGGCGGCGCCGAGCGGCTCGTCCTGACACCAAACGGCATGTACGCGATCACGCCGATCATCAAAGGCAATGCGGGCAAGTTCCTGCATCATGCCGATGGCGCGGTCGTCGGCGACACGATCACGCGCAGCGCAGGTGCGCCCGCGGGCGGCAGCGACGGCGACCTGCATATCGAGGCCAGCCCCGGCGCCGGCACGATGCGCCTCTGGCACAACTATGGCGGCCAGTGGCTTCACATCTAGGAGAGACCCGATGAAGACGACGATCGGCAAATATGATCCCGCGACCCGCTCTGTGCCGGTCGTATTCGACCCGGATGGTATCGCGCATGCGCGAAACGTGAACGCCTGCCACCTCGAGGATGGCAGTCATGATCGCAAGGGCACCATCGCGCGCGTCGCTGAGGTGGCGCTGGGCGTGGCGGTCAAGGCCAATCTCGGCGTGATCGGCAACCCGTCGGAAACAGACGCGCCCGCCGCCTGATCCTTTCGGGTGTGGGATCGCATTCCACACCCGCCGCACCGCGCGCGTTGCGCACCGCGCCGCCAATGTCGCGGCTCATGAACGCGCTACCCGATCCCCGCCGCATTATCGGCAACATCATCCGTCTCGGCACCATCGACAGCGTCGATCGTGGCGAGGCGACGTGCCGCGTGCGGATCGGCGAGATCGTCACCGGCGATATCTGCTGGATCGTGCAGCGTGCCGGCAACACCCGCACCTGGTCACCGCCGACGATCGGCGAGCAATGCCTGCTGCTCTGTCCCGAGGGCGACACCGATGGCGGCGTCGCCGTCCTCGGGCTGTTCTCCAATGCGATGCCCGCGCCCTCGACCGAGGATCTGGATCTCATCCAGTTCGGCGACGGCGCGATCCTGTCTTATGACGCGCACGCGCATCTGCTGGTCGCGCAGCTCCCCGCAGGCGGCAAGGTCCGCATCGACGCGCCGGGCGGCGTCACCATCACCGGGCCGGTCTCGATTACCGGCGACGTGACGATCACCGGCAAGGCAACCGCCAGCGACGACGTGATTGGCGGAGGCAAGAGCCTCAAGTCGCATGTGCATAGCGGCGTCCAGTCGGGCGGGGCCGTTTCGGGACCGCCGCGATGATCGGCATGAGCGCCGTCACCGGCAAGCCGCTCGAAGGGCTCGACCATCTGCGCCAGTCGATCGCGGACATCCTGTCAACGCCGATCGGCTCGCGCGTCGGCCGGCGCGAATACGGCTCGCTGCTCGCCGACCTGGTCGACCAGCCCATGAACGCACTCGGGCGCATGCGCCTGATGGCCGCAACGGCGCTCGCCATCCAGCGCTGGGAACCGCGGGTCACGCTGTCGGCGGTCGTCATCGAGCAGACCGGTCCCGGCGCATTCTCCGCCCAGCTCGCTGGCCGACGCACCGACGTGACCGGCCCGAACGCAAGCGCACGTCTCACCGTCCCGCTGCCCCGCAGCACCCCCACTGTGTACGCCTGAAGGAGCCACCATGCACGGCATCACCATCAAAGAAGTGACCGAGGGCGCCCGTTCGCTCGTTCTTGCTGCAACCGCGGTCATCGGTCTGGTCGCGACCGCCACGGCACCGGCCGGCGCTGCAACCGAAGCGCTCGACGCGGCCTTCCCGCTCAATCGTCCCGTGCTCGTCGTCGACCTCGAGGCGGCGATCGGCGTGGCCGGCACGACGGGCACGCTGGCATCGGCGCTCCGCGCTATCGCGGATCAGGCAAAAGCCCCCGTCGTCGTCGTGCGTGTCGCAGCCGGCGCGAATGCCGCGGCGACCAGCGCGAACGTCATCGGCGCCACGGCAAACGGTCTGAAGACGGGCATGCAGGCGCTGCTCGGCGCGGAGTCGCAGCTCGGCTTGAAGCCGCGGATCCTCGGCGCACCGGGCCTCGATACGCAGGAGGTCACGACCGCGCTGGTCATCATCGCACAGAAGCTGCGCGGGTTCGCCTATGCTTCCGCGATCGGCGCCGACATCACCGCGGCGATTGCCTACCGGGCAAACTTTGGCGCGCGCGAGCTGATGCTGATCCATCCGGATTTCATCGCCTTTGACACGAAGGTCGCGGCGAACGCGACCAGCTATGCGGTTGCCCGCGCCCTCGGCCTGCGCGCCCGCATCGACCAGGAGGAGGGTTTCCACAAGTCGCTGTCCAACGTCGCGGTCGAAGGCGTCGTCGGTCTCACCAAGGATATTCAGTTCGATATCCAGGACGAGAACAGCGACGCCGCGCGGCTCAACGACAAGCAGGTCACCGCTCTCATCCGGGCGGGCGGTGGCTTCCGCTTCTGGGGCAACCGGACCTGCATCGAGCAGACGTCGCCCTTCACGTTCGAGACTGCCACGCGCACCGCGCAGGTGCTGCTCGACACGATCGGCGCCGGCATGATGTGGGCGATCGACAAGCCGCTGCGGCCGAGCCTTGCCAAGGACATCGTCGAGACGATCAACCTGTCGATCGCCGGCATGGTAACCGCTGGGCAGCTGATCGGCGGCAAGGCCTGGTTCGTCGCCGACAAGAACCCCGCCTCCAGTCTCGCGCAGGGCAAGCTGTCGATCGACTATGAATTCACGCCGGTCCCGCCGCTCGAGAACCTGCTGCTCACCCAGCGCATCACCGACAGCTATCTCGCCGACTTCTCCGTCGCCTGATCGCCGCGAACCTTCCCGACCTGAAAGCTAGGAGCCGATCATGGCACTGCCCCGCAAACTGAAGAACATGAATCTGTTCAACCAAGGCCGTAGCTATATCGGCGAGGTGCCCTCGGTCACGCTCCCCAAGCTGACCCGCAAGCTCGAGGAATATCGGGGCGGGGGCATGGACGGCACCGTCAAGCTCGACATGGGCGCCGAGGCCATGGAGATGGAATTCAGCGCGGGCGGTCCGCTGCGCGACGTCCTGCTGCAGAGCGCGGCGCCCACCATCGGCGGTCTCTTCCTGCGCTTTGCCGGCCAGTATCAGAACGACGCGTCCGGCACGTCCGACGCGGTCGAGGTCACCGTGCGCGGGCGCCACGAAGAGATCGACATGGGCGAGCAGAAGGTCGGCGAAGGCGGCGACTTCAAGGTGAAGATGGCCCTCGTCTACTATCGCCTCGAGTGGAACGGCGAGGTGCTGATCGAGATCGACGTCCTCAACATGATCCACATCGTCGGTGGCATCGATCGCCTCGCCGACATGCGCGCCATCATCCTCTGATTCATCCGCGCCGGCACGACCGGCGCGGATATTTTCCGACCGCCAGCTTCAAGGAATTTCGCGTGAGCGACACCAACCCCGAACACACGACCGTCAAGCTCGACTTCCCGTTCGCCCGCGGCGACCAGACCATCGACAGCGTCAAGGTGCGCCGGCCGCGCTCGGGCGAGCTGCGCGGGCTCAACATCGCCGACCTGGTGCAGATGAATGTCGCGGCGACCGCCAAGCTCCTGCCGCGCATCACCATGCCGCCCCTGACCGATGCCGAGGTCAACAATCTTGATCCCGCCGACCTGACCCAGTTCGGTATGGAAGTGCAGGATTTTTTGCTGCCGAGGGCGGCGAAGGAGCAGGACTCCCGGAGCTAGTAGACGACGCGATGGCGGATCTGGCGATCGTCTTCCACTGGCCCCCCGCCGCCATGGACGAGATGACGATCGCCGAGCTGATGCGCTGGCGCACGCGCGCGGCCGAGCGCCACAACCCGGAAAGCTGACGCCATGGACCGCAACCTCCGCATCCGCATGCTGCTCGAGGCCAGTGACAAGGTCACCAAGCCGTTGCGCGATATCATCGGGGGTTCGGCCAAGGCAGCGGCCGCGCTGAAGGTCACGCGGAACAGCCTGAAGGATCTGAGCGCCCAGGCGCGGGCGATCGGGGAATTCCGGATCGGCCAGGCCAAGGGCGCGGAGATCTTCGGGCAGGTCGACGACGCACGACGGCGGATCCGTGCCCTGCGCGAAGACATCGCCCGCACCGACACCCCCACCAAGCGCATGACCAACGCGCTCGCTGCAGCAGAGGCGGCGGAACGCAAGCTCGTCCAGGCCAGCGAGGACCACAGCAACGTGCTGACGCGCATGCGCTCGGGGCTGACCTCGGCGGGTGTCGACGTTCGCAATCTGGGCGCGCACGAGGCGCGGCTGCGCGACAACATCGCCGCGACAACCGCGACCATGGGGCAGCAGCGTGCCGAGTTCGACCGCCTCGACGAGCGGCAGAAACGTTTCGGCCGAGCCCGCGACGGGTTCGCGCGAACCCAGAACATGGCGACCGGCATCGCCGCGGGCGGTGCGGCCGGCATCGCCACCGGCATGGCGATGGGCCGTCCGATCCTCGGCGCGATCAGTGACGCGCAGGAATATCAGTCGGTGATGACCGACATCGCCCAGAAGGCGGATCTGGGGCGTGACCGATCCGAGAAGATGGGGCGCAACCTGCTCGCCGCGGCGCGCGCTGCCAACCAGATGCCCGACGAGCTGCAAAAGGGCGTGGATACCCTCGCCGGCTTTGGTCTGAGCCCTGAGAAGGCGGTCGCAATGATGCGCCCGATCGGCCGCGCGGCGACCGCGTACAAGGCGGAGATTGCCGACCTGTCGGCCGCAGCGTTTGCCGCCAACGACAACCTGAAGGTGCCGGTCGAGCAGACCGCGCGCGTCATCGACATCATGGCCCAGGCGGGCAAAAGCGGCGCCTTCGAGATCAAGGACATGGCGGGCGCGTTCCCGGCGCTGACCGCCGGCTATCAGGCGCTCGGCCAGACCGGCACCGGCGCGGTCGCGGACCTGGCGGCTGCGCTGCAGATCGCCCGCAAGGGTGCCGGCGATTCGGCAACCGCGGCCGGCAACGTCGCCAACATCATCCAGAAGATCGCCTCACCCGCGACGATTAAGGCGTTTTCGAAGTTCGGCATCGACCTGCCGAACGCGCTGAAGAAAGCCTATGCCGACGGCAAGACGCCGCTCGAGGCGATCGCTGAGCTGACGAAGAAGGCGACGGGCGGCGATCTCGGCAAGATCGGCTTCCTGTTCGAGGACGCCCAGGTCCAGCAGGGTTTGCGACCCCTGATCCAGAACCTCGAGGAATATCGCCGGATCCGCGCGACTGCGGCCGGCGCCTCGGGCACGACCGACACCGACTTTGCCGAGCGCATGAAGGACTCGGC